TAGGTGGTTGGAAACAATTAGGCGGCGATAAATTAACAGGTGCCGCAAGAGCAATCCACAATTGGGATGACGGGGTTGGTGTAAAATATTCTGCAATTGGCACTAATAGAATTCTTTATGTTTTTTCGGAAGGTGCTTATTATGATATTCACCCTATAGAAAAAACTGTTTCAGGCGCAACATTTACAAGCACAGCAAATTCAAATATTATAACAGTAACAGTTTCTACCTCTGTTCCGTTAGATGATGATGACATTGTTATGTTTGAAAACGTTAGTGGTTTATCAGGATCTACTTTTACTAACGCAACGTTTGAAGGTAAAAAGTTTATGGTAACATCCGTTCCAACCAATACAACTTTTACTTTAACAATGGCAACCACAGAAGCAGGCACAGCTTTATCGGGTGCAGGTTCAGCTGATGCATTATATTATTATAGCGTCGGACCTGCTAAACAAGAATCTGGTTTTGGTTTTGGTACAGGTTTATATGGTGGTGTAGTTAATGGTGCTGCAACAACAACACTTGCAACTGCTTTAACAAATACAACAGGAACTACAGTTGTCTTAACAAGTTCTGCAGCGTTTCCGGCAACAGGGACAATACAAATAGGAACAGAATTTATTACTTACACAGCAAATAACACGGCAACGGGGACCTTAACTGGTGGTGCCAGAGGTGCTAATGGTAGTACGGCTGCAACACATAGTGCGGGTGCTGCTGTCACTAATGTTACAAATTACAATGGATGGGGTCAAGCTGCATCCTCTACACAGTTTACATTAAACCCTGGTCTATGGGTTTTAGATAACTACGGTACAAAATTAATTGCACTTATTTATAACAACGAATGTTTTGAATGGGATGCGTCAGCACCAAATGCTGTAGCTAATAGAGCAACTATTATTACAGGTGCACCAACAGCTTCACGTCATGTATTGGTGTCAACTCCTGATCGACACTTAGTTTTCTTTGGAACAGAAACAACAATTGGAGACAAAACTACACAAGACGACATGTTTATAAGATTTTCAAACCAAGAAGATATTAATACTTATACTATTACTGCAGAAAATAGTGCCGGTTCACAAAGAATTGCTGCAGGATCTAAAATTATGTCTGCTGTTAAAGGTAGGGATGCTATTTATATATGGACTGATACATCATTATTCTTAATGCAATTTGTAGGTCAACCATTTACTTTTGCATTTCAACAAGCAGGAACTAACTGCGGATTGATTGGTAAAAACGCAGCTGTAGAAGTTGACGGTGCTGCTTATTGGATGTCTGAAAATGGATTTTTCTACTACAATGGTCAGTTAAAATCTATGGTATGTTTAGTAGAAGATTTTGTTTATGATAGTTTAAACTCAGTACCTAGAGATTTAATTAACTGTGGTTTAAATAATTTGTTTGGAGAAATAAATTGGTTTTACTGTAGTGCAAATTCTACAACTATAGATAGAGTAGTTACTTATAACTATATAGACTCTTCACCTAAACGTCCTATCTGGACTACAGGAACTTTAAATAGATCTGCATGGCAAGATTCTGCTGTGTATGAAAAACCACACGCAACTTACTATACTCCAACTGACAATAACTCTTTTGATGTTACAGGAAATGTTGACGGAAGTAGTGTATACTATCAACACGAAACAGGGACCGATCAAGAAAATTCAGGTGGAGCTATTACTGCTGTTACCGCTAACATTCTTTCTGGTGATTTTGATATTACACAAAAAAGAAGTACATCAGGTCAAGTAGTTGGAACACCTGACATGAGAGGTGATGGTGAATACATTATGAGAATTAGTAGATTTATTCCAGACTTTATAGATCAAACAGGTAATACACAGATTAGTTTTACAACTAGAAACTATCCAAATAGTACTCCAACAACTACAAATTTTACAGCAACCTCAGCTACCACTTTTAAAAGCACTAGACTTAGAGCTAGATCTATTGCATTAAAAGTATCTAACACAGGTACTAATGAGAACTGGAAAATAGGTACGTTTAGATTAGATATATCACCTGGAGGTAGAAGGTAATGGCAAAGATTGTACAATCATTAACTAGAGCTGAAGAAGAATATAATCAAGCTAACTTACAATCGTTAGTTAGAGATCTTGATAGCGTAATTACAAAATTAAACACTTCTTTTCAAGAAGAAGTAAAACAGGAGATAGAAGCTAAAAGTTTCTTTTTAGAATAATGGCAGTAGTAAATCAGTATAAATTTAAAGGTATAGATAACGACACTACAGGTGGTGCGTTAAACTTATTTGGTACAGGTGTACCAAAAATTAATGAAACTATAGTTATTAAATCTATTCTTGTTACTTCTGCATCTACACCAACGGTGACTGTTACAAACAACAGTATTACAGCAATTAAATCTGCTGCTCTGACCGCAGATACAACTCAAGAATTATTAACCCAACCATTGATTGTACAGGGTGGTACAACTCTAACCGTTCAATCAAGCAATACAGGATCATTTGATGTAGCTATAAGCTACTTAAATATCTTAAAGGAGAAACTAGACTAATGGAGATATTAAACGCTAAAGTAGAAGAGACTTATAGACACCTTAAAACAGGTGAAGTTTTTAAGGAAAAAAAAGACTGGGAAGCTAAAGGATATAAGCCAGAAGAGATGGCACAGGATGTAAAAGTTATTATGCCACCTCTTGATTTAATAAGTAAAACAAAGTAAAAGACTGTAGTTAGGAGATATTATGGACGAAGAAATTTTAATGAGAGAATCGATAGAGACAGGAGCACCTGATATTAGATATAACAGGGGTGATATTAGAATGGGTCAAGAAGACGATATGCAAGGAAAACAAATGGCGGCAGAAATCTGGACACAAATGGAGCCAGAACAAAAAGCTCAGTTTCCTAGCTTCGATGCTTTTTTCCAAAGTGGTATCTGGAAACAGATTATTCAACAGTTGCAACAAGATCAATCAGGTATGCAGTCAATGCAAGAAAATGTTAACGTAGCAGAACAAATGCCAGGTGGCGGAATCGCTGATGTTGATATTAATGAGAGAGTTCAGATGGCAGCTAACGGTGGTTTGATGGGTCTTTACAACCGAGGAATGTAATTATGTCCATAATGGATTTAAAAAAAAACGCTCCCAAAGGAGAGTTTCTAGCTTACATAAATAAAGAAGAAGCAGCTTTACTTAAAAAACGTGGTGGCTCTGGTAAATTAGTAAATGGTATACCATCATTTTTTAATAATGATGATGATAGATTTGATGGTGATCAAGATGCAAGAGATGGTTCTTCTCAAGAACGTGGTGATAATGATAATCAAAACACAGGTAATGATAATATCGACATGCAAAACTACATGGAGGATCAAACAACTTACACTGCAAACAATACTACAAAAAATCCGACAATTTCAGATAAAGATAGAGATGATTTTTTTAAAACACCTGTAGGAAAAACTTATAAAGAATCTGCTGAAAAAGCTGCAAAAACAAAAAAAGATAAAAAAGATAAAGAAAAAAAAGAAAAAGATAGAATTGATGCAATTGTAGCTAAATATAAAGGTACAGAACCTGTTGCTTATAGTTACGGTACTCCAATTAAAAATTATAAAAAAAATTATTTTATAGGTCCAAACAAATATAGCACTGCAACTAAAATGAGACAGCTTGCTATTAAAAATTTAATAGATAAAAAAATGGGTACTAAAAAAAATTCATTTAGTGTTTTTGAACTTAATAATCTTTTAAATCCAAAGTTAGATTATAAAGATAAACTTGGAAACTATCTGGGTACAGATTACACTTATAACACTGGTATTACTACAGACATGATGGGTGCTGACCTACAAGACTATTCAGATATAGGTAAATACGGAATGACTGGAAAAAATTTAACAGACATAGATCGTATGAATAGAGCTTTAGATACAGGTAGAGAAACAGGAAAAATAACACAACAACAATTTGAAGATGCTTTTTATGGGGATAAAGAAAAA